TGTATTATAAAAATATCGATTTCCTAATGGTTGATTTCCTGTTGTTTGAGCATTTGATGACCCATCTAACAAAACATTTACATAATCAGATAATGCTAAAATGTTACTTGTGATTGTAGATGAATCTCCACTTGTTGATGATCCTAGTTGTGATGGAGTTTTAATATAATTTTGATACGGATACGATGCACTTACTGTTTGATTTTGTTGAGAAATTTCAGAATAACTACTCATATATTTTTTATGAATATTTTAATTTATCCAATTTTTTTTTCTTTAGCAATATTATAATGGGTGGTGGACTTATGCAATTAGTAGCTTATGGCGCACAGGATATGTATTTAACTGGTAATCCTCAGATCACTTTCTGGAAGATTACCTACCGAAGATATACTAACTTCGCAATGGAGTCCATTGAACAGACTTTCAATGGCCAGGCTGACTTCGGTCGCCGTGTTACATGCACCATTTCTCGTAATGGTGATTTGGCATTCACTACTTTACTTCAGGTTACTCTCCCTGAAATTAACCAGGCTATGGCTAACAGCGGCAGCACCGGCACTGTCAACAACGGTGTCTATGCTCGTTGGTTAGATTTCCCTGGTGAGCAGCTCATCGCTCAAGTTGAAATTGAAATCGGTGGTCAGCGCATCGACCGCCAATACGGTGATTGGATGCACATCTGGAATCAGCTCACCATGCCTGCTGGCTTACAAAAGGCATACTACCAGATGGTCGGCAATACCACTCAACTCACCTACATCACTGACCCAACATTCGCTGCTGTTGATGGTCCTTGCCAGTCCAGTGCTCCTCGCCAGGTCTGCGCCCCTCGCAATGCTCTCCCAGAAACCACTCTTTACATTCCTCTTCAATTCTGGTACTGCACCAACCCTGGTCTTGCACTCCCTCTCATTGCTCTTCAATACCACGAGGTCCGAATCAACATTGATTTCCGACCTATTGATGAGTGCCTCTGGGCTGTCAGCAACCTCAGCAGCTCGTCTGCTTCCACCAGCACTCTCCGTGTCACTACTGCATACAATCAGTCCCTTGTTGCTGCTTCCCTCTACGTCGACTACATCTTCCTTGACACTGATGAGCGCCGACGCATGGCACAGAACCCCCATGAGTACCTCATCCAGCAGCTCCAATTTACTGGTGATGAGTCGGTTGGTTCCTCCTCCAATAAGATCAAGCTCAATTTCAATCACCCTGTCAAGGAGCTCATCTGGGTTGTCCAGCCTGATGAGAATGTTGACTACTGCTCCTCCCTTGAGGGTGGTCAGCTCCTCTACCGCATCCTTGGTGCTCAGCCATTCAACTACACTGATGCCATTGATGCCCTCCCTAATGCTATCCATGCATTTGGTGGTCCTCAATCTGTTGCTGGTGGCACTGCTGGAAATGGTTTCATTGATTCTGAGGGTCTCTTCGCTCAGGCTGGTGCTACTGATTCCTCTGGAATTGGCATTGATCAAATGTGGAATGTTCCTGGTTTGGATGGTGCTCTCTCGGGTGCTTACAGTGCACCAAACTTCGGCGGAAAGGATGGCACTGTCGAGTCCTACCTCTCCGATGCAGGAACCTATGTTCTCTCGGAGACTGCTCTTGGCCTTCACTGCTGGGGCCAAAACCCTGTTGTTACCTGCAAACTTCAGCTCAACGGTCAGGACCGTATCTCAGAGCGTGAAGGCAGCTACTTCGACGTTGTCCAGCCTTTCCACTACCACACTCGCACACCTGACACTGGTATCAACGTTTACTCCTTCGCTCTAAGACCTGAAGAACAACAGCCAAGTGGTACTTGCAATTTCTCCCGCATTGACAGTGCCACTCTTCAGCTCGTCTTGTCCAATGCCACTGTCGAGGGTACCAAGACTGCCAAAGTCCGCGTCTATGCTACCAATTACAATGTCTTACGCATCATGTCGGGCATGGGCGGTCTTGCATACGCAAATTGAACTGCTTTTTTGTTACCATATATGGTCACAAATTTTAAAAATAAATATAAACTTAAAAAAATAAATTATAGTTATCATAATTATAATTTATTTAGTATCATAGAATAATTGAATGATTTCAATTATTTTATCGGTTGCATTTACTAACCAATAATCAATTGTTTGTATTAAACAATTCAATCGTTCATTCCATTCTTTTACTTTTGATTTTTTGATAGTGGATATTCCATTTTTATTAATACTCCAACATGAAGTAACATCATCGTATTCGTCTGGATTAAACCGAATGAATACAATTGGTCGATGTCCAACATCTTGTGATAATTCCATTAATCGTTTATTTTCACAAGAACAATCATAGTCTGTATGTTGATTTTCATCAATTTCAATAATCAATACTTGATTGCCTAAATCTAAAAATAAATCAGGTCGTCGTTTAGAACACCCATCTTGAATACGTTTGTCACAAATCCATGTAATTTTTGAGTAATGATTTTGTACATAAAGAACTACTTCCATTTCTTTTGTTTTATAATTTCTTGAAACTTTTTCATTTGGAAACATATTAATGAAACAATATAAACAATACCCTTTGTATTTGTTAGTTACACGAGTATAACATAATGGCGTCATACATTTATCATGCTTAATATCAATCATTCTATCTTTTTTATGCGACTTACAATATAATGGTTTTAATTCATTCTCAAAATTATAATTTGGTTGAATTTTACAATTATCAAAAATGCATCTATCTGATTTTACATTAATCATTTTATCTAATTTATGTTTATTACAATATAATGGTTTTGTTTCAGACGCATAATTATAAGTCGGTTTCGTTTTACAATCATTAAATATACATCTATCTGAATTACTATATATCATACCATCTAATTTATGTGTAGTACAGTATAATGGTTTTTTTTCATTCTCATATTTATAAGTTGGTCGTATTTTACAACCATCAAAAATACATGTATCGTGTTTAACGTCTATCATCCCATCTAATTTATGAGTATTACAATATAATGGTTTTGATTCATTTTCATAATTATAATTTGGTAAAATTTTACAATTATCAAAAATACATCTATCTGATTTTACATTAATCATTTTATCTAATTTATGTTTATTACAATATAATGGAGTTGTTTCAGTTTCATAATTATAATTTGGTCTGGTCCTACATTCTTCATATATACATGTTTTGTCACGTACATTGATCATATTGTCTAACTTATGAGACTTACAATATAATGCTTTTGTCTCACCTTCAAAATTATAAGTTGGAATAACTTTACAATTTTCAAAATTACAATGTTTACAACTGATATTAATCATTTGATCTAATTTATGTTTACTACAATATAATGGTTTTGTTTCATTTATGTAATTAAATGATGGTCTATAATCACAATCATTAAATATACACTTTTTGTCCTTTGTGTTAATCATATTATCTAATTTATGAGTATTACAATATAAAGCGTTTGTCTGGCCTTTATAATTAAAAGATGGTTGTTTAATACATTCTTCATAAATACATTTTTTGGATTGAATATTAATCATTTTATCTAATTTATGATCATTGCAATATATTGGTTTTAATTGTCCATAATAATTAAATGATGATGTTAGTTTACACCCAGGATAAATACACATAATATTACCATTTTATTCATTACAACATTTTAATTTCAATTTTGTTTATAAAAAAAATATTTTTTATAGTCTTCTAAAAGTATAATTTGCGCACACTTTCTTTTTCATTCAGATAAAACTGTTTTATATTCTTTAAATTGGTTTTAAGATAAGCTAACCAACATACCGCATAAAATTCAGAATATTTATAAGTCCCATCATATCTATTTGGTACATAATCTTTTGCCCATTCAAGAAGTTCATCTTTTAATGGAAGTAATAAAGCTTTTGAAACATCATTCCAAAGCATATACCTTCCAGTAAATACATTAGAACCATCTAGATCATAATCAACTTCTTTTTCAGCCATGTTAAGATATGCTTCACTATCTTGGAATAATTCAGTGATTGCCTGTTGAGTTAAATCAACAATTTCACCATGTTTACCAAGACAATCATGAAACATGTTTTCTTCCATCCATATATGAATGGATTGTTTTACTGCATTCGTAAGAGTTTTAAAGGTGGATGGACTAAGCATATTTATATGTATGATTATGTTATTTAATAAACTATATTAAATAACACAACAGTTCAATTTTATAACATTAAATATATATGGATGTTGTAATCATAGGAGGTGGAATAGCGGGGTTGTATTGTGCCTATCAACTTCAAAAACGATATTCAAATATTGTATTATGCGAAAAGGACAATAGGTTAGGAGGTCGTATACATACATATTATGGAAATGGATTTTCATTAGAAGCAGGAGCGGGAAGATTTAATCATAAACATAAGTTATTGATTGAATTGATAGAAGAATTAGGATTAAGAAATAAAATGGTAAAAATATCAAGTGATTTTGTATATTCAGATATACATGATAATCATTTAAAAAAACCACTAGTATCAAAACTTACGATATTGATAGGTGAAATTGTAGTATATAGTAAATTTTATTCGGACGAACAATTACAAAAAATGACGATTATAGATTTAGCAGAAAAGATATTAAAAAAAGAAGATGTTGAACATATTAAAAATTCATTTGGATATTATTCTGAATTAGTGATTATGAATGCAAAAGATGCATTACATTTAATTGTAGAGAATTTAAATCCATTATTAGAATTTTATGTATTGGATGGTGGATTATCACAAATCATTGAAGAAATAAAAAAAAAATTAAATATAAAAATCATAAAAAACATTGAAATTACAAAAATAAAATACAACCAAGGATTTGAAATCTATTCAAATAAGCCAATGATGAAATGTAAAAAATGTATATGTGCAGTACCAACGAATGAATTAAGAAAAATAAAATTATTTCATTCTTTAGATTCAATGTTAAGTAAAATTAAATGTTCACCATTATGTAGAATATATTCAACATTCAAAGAGCCATGGTTTTCAAATTTACCTAAAATGTCAACTAACAATCAATTAAGAATGATTATACCATTAAATCAAGGAAAAGTAAATACAATCATGATGTCCTATACGGATAATAAATTTGCAAAATACTGGTTAGATGTATATAAAAAAGGAAAAAAAGAAAAAGTAGATGAAATGATTAAAAAATTAACAAAACAATCAACTGGAATGGATGTACCTAAACCAATGAATACATATATGTTTTATTGGGAATGTGGCGTGGGATATTGGGGAATCGGAGCAGACAGTGAAAAAATATCAAAACAATTAATAAAACCATTTAAAGAGATTGATTTTTTTGTATGTGGAGAACATTATTCAGCAAAAAATCAACAATGGGTCGAAGGAGCATTAGATACAGCAAATGAAGTATTACGATTAATTGTATAAAATAAAATAACTTAAAAAAACATATATGATAGGGGTTGCAGTTTCATGTTATATAGGGCATTTAGACTTATTATTAGAATTATTTGATTCGATTGAAAATCAAACAAGATTACCAGATAGAGTAGTAGTAAGTTGTTCATCTACAAAGCCAGAGGAAGAATTAAAAAATATGAATCAATATTCATTTGAATATGAAATCATTTATACGCCGGAATATAAAAATGCATCCGCAAATCGAAATATAGCAATATCTAAATTATTAGACATGGAATATGTTTCATTTATTGATGCAGATGATGTAATGCATCCTCAAAATATTGAATTGATTCTGCGTACATTTGAAGAAACAGAAGGAGATATTATATTACATAAATTTTCAGTTACAAATAATTTAGATACAATACATAAATTAGAATATACAGTAAATGAATTATTTGTAAGTAGATGTGGATGTATAACATCAAATTATGGATATCATATACATCATTCACAAAGTACAGTTCGTAGATATACATTAGAGTTTGTAAAATATGATGAAGATCCACAATATAATCGAAAAGAAGATTGTGTATTTTGTAGACAAGTATTTCAATTAAGAAATGTAGTAAATGTATATATCATGAATGAATTATCATGGTATAGACCAAGTGGAACAATATTTTAAAATATAAATATATATTATGTTATTTAACTTAAAAAAATCTCCTCGAGTATATAAAGTATCTAGACCACAATATGAAATACAACGTGGTTTATTAAAAGTACCAATTACACCGATTAATGTAGGATCATTAAGTTTTCGTATATTAGCATATCGTTTAGAAATATTTAAATCTATACTTTTGAAAGAATCTTTAACAAAAATATTTTTATCAAATCCATATACTACAGAGTTAAATATAAATGATGTAGATAAAGTATGGACACGTATTGCAAATAAATATGTAAATGATTTATCTGATGTTCCATCTGGATATGGAAAGCGTTTAACATTTTGTACAAATGATGGATATGTATTCATCGATGTATCTACATATCAAGAAAATAGTACAAAACATTTAAATTTTTCAATGATTACAATGAATCAAAGTTATTATGTAAAATCATCAGGTGATTATCAAATCATAAATGATGAACCTATATTTAATTCAGAAAATACAAATATAGATAGTATGACAAACGGAACAGCATTACTAGAATTATGTAATATTAAATGTGGTTCAACAACTGAACCAAATAAAGATAAAACAAATTTAAATGATGAAGCAACATCACCCATAGCATATCAAAAGATGGATATAGAATCAACAAGAAAAGAATATTTAATGACACAATATCAAAAATATGGATGGGCATCTAGATATAGTAATTCTTTGTTTACTCCTAGTTATTATGTTGCAACACAAATGAATGGTAAATATGGATATTCAATATATCTTCGGTTTTCTCTTTATTTATTATGACGAATTGTTTTATTTTTTGGAGTTAATGAATTTAAAGGAGATGCACGTTCACTTGTTTTAAAATTAAATACAGGAGGAGTATAGGATAAACATGGAATTTTAAGAATAACACCTGTTTCAACATCATAAACAACATCTTTTGTTTTTTGTAAATGTTTATGATTGATTTTATCTTTTAATAATGTTTTTAATTGAACTACTTGTTCATCTGTTAAATCATGTTGGGTTTTATATTCATCTGCAAATGCATTTAATTTATTGATTTTAATAGATTTATCTAATTTATTCCATGAAATTAAATGTTGATCTTCATTACGTATCATCATGGAATCGAGTGATTGGACCGACTTCTTAGAAGAGGGTGATTCTTTTAAGTTATTTTGTAAATTCATTCTTTTTTATATAGTTATTCTATTTATATTTTTAATATATTTAAAAAAATATATTAAAAAAATATTGATATTTAATGTTTACTCACGATGTCGTAAACATGTTTCATCCATTTGAAACGTATCAGTATGTGCATCTTGTGGTACAATTTTAGTAATACATTTTGATTTTTTTCCATATAAAGGTTCAACACATCCTTTTTCTTTTTTTGTTTTCTTTTCTTCTATAAATTGATCAACAGTACATCTTGCTCTAAAATGTTCAAACCGTTCTCTTACATCACAATAAGATAATCCTGATTTTTTACCTAACATATCATTGACTAATTCGTGTAGATTATATACGTATTTTGAAAAAGTTTCTCTATTTTTCATATCTGACATTTGAATTGGTAATTTTTTAAAATTTTTTTTTAAATTTAATCTACAATATTTACAAGGTAAAACATATTGTAAATTTAAAATAAATTGTTTATAATTTTGTTTATCTTCAGAAGTAGGTTCAACTGGATAATTAAAACTCATAGTATGTAAAAATAACCAAATACTAGGGCCCCAAACAGTTGTTAACATTCCA